GTGAGCCGGGATGAACCCTCACTGTCCCCACGTCGATTTCCAATAATCTCAGATACTCCTCGCGCTTGTAAGTATCATAAGATTTTAGAACCTTCTTCGACGTGTTTGAGTGTGATCGCGTCATGCGCAGTCCGTATTCGGCCAGGGACCGCACAACCGGGCAATTCGGATATTGTGCCTTTAGAGAATTCGACTTCGCACGCAGCAGCATCATCTTCAAAGACTTCCTCGCGTTAGTGTAGCGGGTGGCGAACCACCCAAACTCCGCAAGTATTTTCCTTGGGTCAGCGATGACATCAGCAGCGTGTTCGTGGAAAAGCATACCACAAAAAGAAGTCGTGCCAATGGTTTTGTGTTCTTCCAATTTCACCAGCAGTCCAAGCCGGGCAAAGTCCTCTTTGGTGGGGACGGGTCCATTGAGCTTAAAAAGCCCATCGTCCCCCTCAACCACACCAACGACCTTAGTGCCCAGCATCTTGCAAATGAAATTGATGAAAATCCAGTTCGAGAAGCCGTTGCCTAGCGAAGTGCACATCTCGCCAGACATGCGCTTGCATAGGATTTCGACCACGAGGTACTTCGACTCGCACCGGTTCTTCCCCAGTAGGACCTCCGACACTAAATTGAACCACCAATCTGGGAGATTCTTTGTCATGTATCGATACAATTGCATCTCAACACGACCCATTACCTCCAGAGTGAATAATGATTCAAATGCGGTGTAGTCACTTACCAGGAAAGGTCCGGTCTCGCCCATCATGTCCAGAATGTACTCCGCTCTTTTGTCGAGCGGGACCTTCTTGATGAAGCAAGGAAGCTTGAATACCTCTTTCTCAATGAGCTTGAAAATCGGACCAACTCTCACCTTGAACTCGTCGGTGCGTGAATTTATGCCACGGGAATGTTTGAACTTATCATAACCCTCGTCCTTGACGAACATCTTTACTAAGAATTCCGTCTTTTCCGGGGTTGTTGTAAGTGCGTAGTAAACCCGCGCCAGTTCATTTCGTCGCTCCAGACTGTAATTGGTTTTGTTGATCCAATGCTCGAACTCGTAGTCCGCGTCACTGCTCAAAGGGAGCAGATTCGTCGTCAACCATTTCTCCACGAAGACCTCCAACTCGTTCAACAGACCCTGTTCAGGTTCAGGCGGTTTTATTGCGAACCGCTTGATCACCCCCGTCAACGTCGTCACCGCGTCATTGCGGTCGACCCTCGGTCTGACTATCGGTAGGCTGCTGTTCCCTGCTTTTAGCAAGGGTCCAATGCATGTCGCCATCGGTTTCCGATATCCATCTTGGTGGTCAACGCGTATGCGCTTCAGTTTGAACGTGTCATGGGGCACATTGAATGAGTCCGGGATGTCCAGATCTTCGACCCTAACGCCCACAGCTACGTGGGCGTGTGGGAGCTCACCGCCGGGTCGGCGCGATGAG